CTGTCTGCTCAAGTCGGCCTGACTTTGACAGTACTTTGACGGATGCCCACTTATGGCCGCACTCAGAGACGAGGTGAAAGCCTTTGTCGTACAGGCTCTCGCCTGCTTTGACACGCCATCTCAAGTGGTGGTGTCCGTCAAAGAAAGATTCGGGCTCGAAGTTACCCGCCAACAGTGCGAGGCATACGACCCGACCAAGTACGTTGGACGCAACCTGCACGTGAAGTGGCAGACGCTGTTCAACGACACCCGCAAGAGGTTTCGCGAAGAGACGGCAGAGATCCCGATCGCCAACCGAGCGTATCGACTTCGCACCTTGGGACGAATGGCCGAGAAGGCCGAGAACATGAAGAACATGGCGCTGACTGCCCAGTTGTTAGAGCAGGCTGCGAAGGAAGTCGGCGACGTGTATGTGAACCGCCAGACCAAAAACGAAAACCCTCACGACAACCTTCCGCCCACCCGAGTGCAGGTAGACGTGGTGGACGCGAGGAAGCCTGATGCCGACGCTTAACGTCCCGCAGGCAAGATTCCTCCAGATGGAGAATAAGTTTCGCGGCTTTGTCGCTGGGTTTGGTTCCGGGAAAACGTGGGTAGGCTGCGCAGGCATCTGCAAACACGTATGGGAATGGCCTCGGATCAACTCAGGGTACTTCGCTCCGACCTATCCGCAGATCCGCGACATCTTCTTCCCGACGATCGAAGAGGTGGCTTTCGACTGGGGCCTGAAGGTCAAGACGAAGGAGAGCGACAAGGAGGTCGAGTTCTACAGTGGCGGCCAGTATCGCAGCACGACCATCTGTCGTTCGATGGAGAAGCCGCAGACGATTGTTGGTTTCAAGATTGGCCATGCACTGGTGGATGAGCTGGACGTCTTGCCCGCACTGAAGGCCGAGCATGCATGGCGCAAGATCATTGCCCGTATGCGCTACAACGAGCCCGGGCTCAAGAACGGCGTAGACGTGACCACGACGCCGGAAGGCTTCAAGTTCGTTTACCAGCAGTTCGTGAAGCAGCTGCGCGAGAAGCCCTCGCTCCAAGGCATGTACGGTCTAGTACAGGCCAGCACGTTCGACAACGAGTTGAACCTGCCGCCCGATTACATCCCATCGTTGATGGAGTCTTACCCGCCACAGCTGATCCTGGCCTACCTCAACGGGCAGTTCGTCAACCTGAATGCCGGGTCGATCTACCACGCGTACGACCGGAAGCTGAATGGCTGTTTCGATGCGGTGGAGCCAGGCGAGCCGCTGTTCATCGGCATGGACTTCAACGTCGGCAAGATGGCGGCGATCACGCATGTAAAACGCGCAGACGGGAAGCCTCGGGCAGTCGACGAGCTGATCGATGGCTTCGATACCCCGGACATGATCCGGCGCATCAAGGAGCGCTACTGGCGCTACAACGGCAAGGACTACGAGAAAACTTGCGAGATTCGAATCTATCCGGATGCCTCGGGTGGCTCCCGCAAGTCGGTAAATGCCAGTGAGACAGACATTGCCATCCTGCGCCAAGCGGGATTCAGCGTCATCGCACCAGATGCGAACCCGCCGGTGAAAGACCGCATCAACGCCATGAACGCGATGTTCTGCAACGCCAATGGCGAGCGGCGCTACCTGATCAACCCGCTGCGCTGCCCGACTTATGCCGATGGCCTGGAGCAGCAGGTGTGGGCGCCGAATGGCGAGCCGGACAAGAAGTCAGGCGTCGACCACGCGAACGACGCAGGCGGCTACTTCATCCACCACGACTACCCGATCATCCGGCCGGTCACGCACATTCCTGTCACATTCAGCTTCTGAGGCCATCCATGGCGAATTTCAGCACTCCCCGGGCAGAGTACGCACAAGCCCTGCCTGGCTGGCAGTTGGTGAAACGCTGCGTAGCCGGTGCGCGAGAGGTGCGCAAGCACGACGAATACTTGCCGATGCCAGACCCGGAAAACAAATCACCTGAGAACCTGGCTCGGTATAAGCAGTACAAGAAGCGGGCGATGTTCCTCAACATCACCGGTCGCACGCGCACCGGCTTGATGGGGGCGGTTTTTCGCAAAACTGCCGAACTCTCGCTGCCGACTGCGGTGGAGTACCTGAAGGAGAACGCCTGCGGAGACGGCACCAGCCTTGAGCAGTTGTCGAAAGAATCGGTTGGCGAATGCCTGGACAGCGGGCGAGGCGGCTTTCTGGTCGACTTCCCAACCGTGGCCACTGAAAGCGGTGTCAGCTCGATGGCCGATCTGGCAACCAAGCGCGCTCTGATCCACCACTACGACGCCATGTCGATCATCGATTGGGACGAGCAGGTGATCGATGGCGTGAAGCGTCTGGTGTACGTGAACCTGCGGGAATGTGTTTCTGAGTTCAACCCTACCGACCTGTCCCGCGAGACGTACCAGCAGAACCGGGTCTTGCTCTTGGTCGATGGGCGATACATTCAGCGTGTCTACAAGGAAGGCGAGGAAAGCGTCGAGGAGACGCAGCCTACCGATAAGGCCGGCCAGCCATTCGATCACATTCCGTTCAGCTTCTACGGCGCCCAGAACAACGACGCCAGCATCGACAAGTCTCCGCTGGAAGACTTGGCCGACGTCAACATCCTGCACTACGGCAATAGCGCCACGGTGGAGGAGAGTGGCTTCATCAGTAGCCAGCCGACGCTGTTCATCACCACCAGCATCGAAGCCGACGAGTTCGCGAAGCTAAACCCGAACGGTATGCACATCGGCTCGCGCCGGGGCCACAACCTCGGGAAGTCCGGATCCGCAGTCATGCTGCAGGCCACCGAAACCCAGCTCGCCCGAACCCTGATGAAGGACAAGGAAGAGCAGATGCTGATGATCGGCGCCCGTGTCGTCCAGAAGGGCAGCGGCGCCGAGACGGCAGAGGCAGTTCGAATCCGGTACAGCTCAGACAACAGTGTGCTGGGCACCATTGCTGGCAACGTATCTGAGGCCCTGAAGCGAGCCATCCTCGACGCCGAGCGCTTCATGATGGATGCGCCGGACGAGAAGGGCACGGTGTTCTGGCTCAATCAGTCGTTCTTCGATGAGACGATGACCGCGCAAGACATCCTCGCCCAGGTGCAGCTGTGGCAGCAGGGCTTCATTGGGAAGTCGGATGTCCGGGTTAACCTGCGTCAGGGCGGTGTGCTTGAAGCGGATCGCACTGACGAGAAAATCGACGAAGAGCTGGCCAGCGCGCCACCTGTAGGCGGAAACGATGAGCAATGAAGGCTTTCTTGAGGACGCCGCCACGCGGCACCAGATTTACGTCCAGCGGTACGCCGGCGGAAACCTGAAGCGTGTGGCATCGTTCATCACCAAAGCAATCAAGACCGCCAAGCAGCGCGTGTCGGACGGCCTGAGCGCTTACGGTACGCGTCGGTACAACACTCAGATCGACACGCTTCAAGGCGACTTGCGGGGCATCTACGACGATCTCAAAGGGCGCGCTCAGCTAGATCTCGGCGAGTTCGCCACCTACGAGGCCCAGTTCAACGCGACGATGCTGGGAAAAGTGGTGCGGGCGGTGGTTCAGCTCAATGTGCCATCGGCCGAGATGATCTCCGCCGCAGCCTTGGCCGATCCGCTGCAGCTCGAAGCACGCAACGGCATTCAGCGCATCAGCATCAGCGGGGCGCTCGACCAGTTTGGTACGAAGAAGGCGGCCGAGATAATCGGCGAGATTCAGATCGGTTCCAGCCTGGGCGAAACCAGCCAGCAGATCAGCCGGCGTCTGACCGGCATTCATCAGTTGCAGCAAGATCAGGCCGGCGCACTGGTTCGCACCATGACCAACCACATCGCCAGCACTGCGAGGGTGGAGACGCTGAAGGCGAACGACGACATCCTCGCAGGCATGCGCAGGGTGGCGACTTTGGACTCGAAGACCACGTTGTTCTGCATGAGCGTGGATCAAACGGTGATTCCGCTGGATGGGCCGAAGCCTCCGTATCACTGGGGCTGCCGCACCACGCTGATTCCGGTGCTGAAGGACGAGTTTGCACTCAAGATCAAAGGCTCGACGCGGCCCTCAATCGGGCCTGACGGGGTGGCGCTGGTATCGAGCAAAACCAGCTATCAGGAATGGCTGGCGCGGCAACCGGCGGCGTTTCAGCGCGACGTTCTTGGCTCAAACCGGTATGCGTTGTTCAGCAAGGGCGAGTTGAGGCTAGACAAGTTCATTGATGACAACGGAAAGACGTTGACCTTGCAGCAGCTGAGGGAGCTGGAGCCGCTAGCGTTTGTGCGGGCAGGCTTGGAGAAATGATAAATTGCCATCCTTTCGCATTTCAGGATGAAACAATGAGGTGGCTGTATCTGTTTTTTTGTTTTGCAGCATGTGTGATTTCTGGGTTGCTCGGACTCACCGCTGGGATAAACATGAACCCCCAATCGACAGTCAAATTCGTGCCTGATTGGGGGAGCTTGGGGGATTGGGTGGCGGGAGTATCTGCCCTTCTCACTTTTTTGGTTGCATGTATTGCGATGAATGCTTGGCGAGTGCAGGAGCGTCAACGATTGATCTTGCAATGGAAGGCCGACCTTGTGGACTACGCTTGGACGCTTCCTTACATAAAAGAGAACCTTCAGTGGCCTGCGGATAAAGACCTTATCGACAAAATCGCTGGAAAATTTTACGACTGTATTAAGAGTTACCTGCTCATGATCGAGTACGTAGAGCCAGAGAAACAGGACTACTACAAGCTGATATGGAGTCAAGTTCATGATGCCCATGATGCTTACATCATGAAGGGCGCAACTAGAACCGCGACAAAAGCCGCTTTCGTAGCTGCATATTTGAATAAGTTTCTATAAGCAGATGACCACCCTATAAACCGCCGTCAAGGCGGTTTTTTTATGCCCGCAGGCAGGGCCTGCACTACGTCTCTGGGAGACAGCAATGACCTTGAAATTCCAACTGGACAGCCTCGAAGGCGTCGACGAATCCATTCAGGCCCTGTACGTCGAGAAGGACGGCAAGTTCGTCCTCGGCATTGAAGGGCTGCCACAGCCGGAAGATGTTTCCGGTCTGAAATCCAAAGTCCAAGAGCTCCTGGACGAGAAGAAGGCAGAAGCCGAAAAGCGTAAAGCCGCTGAGGACCAGGCACGCCTGGATCGTGAAGAGGCGCTGCGCAAGTCCGGCAACGTCGAAGAGCTCGAAAAATCCTGGTCTGAGAAGTACGCACGCCGCGAAGCTGAGCTGACCGGCCAACTCGAAAGCACGAATAGCACACTGCAAGGCCAGATCCGGGATCTGACCGTGGGCCGTACTGCTACCGAGATCGCGACCACTCTGGCCATTCCCGGCAGCGCCAAGGCATTGCTTCCCCACATCGAACGCCGGCTCAGCGTTGAGCAGCGCGACGGCAAACCAACCGTCGTCGTGCTGGACGCGGCCGGCAAGCTCTCGGCGGCAACGCTGGACGAGCTGAAAGCAGAATTCACCAACGATCCGGCCTTTGGTCCGCTGATCGCTGGCAGCAAGGCATCTGGCGGCGGGGCCGGCGGTGCTGGGAAAGGCGGCGGGGCCGCAAAAGGAAACATCGGCGGCACCAAAGAGGAACGGCAGGCCGCAATCGCGAGCCGGTTCCCAGACCTCCCTCAGAAATAAGGAAAATCACTCATGTCCCTGTCGCAAATGCAGGTCTTCAACGAATACGTAATGCCAGCGACCATCGAGACGCTGGATCAGATGCTGGTGGCGTTCAACGCTGCCAGCCGCGGCGCTATCCTGCTGTCGCCTGATGGTTTCACCGGCGACTTCCTCCAAGAGTCTTTCTTCCAGACCCTGGCCGCTGCTCAGCGTCGCGTAGATCGCTATGCAACCAACGGCACCGCTCCGATCACCGACCTGACCGAGCTGAAGAACTCCTCGGTAAAAGTGGCCGGTGGCTTCGGCCCAATCCGCTACGAGCCATCGCAGATGACCTGGCTGGAGCGTCCTACCGCGCAAGGCATCGAAGTGGCATCGCGCGCGTTCGCCGAGATCCTGCTGAAGGATCAGTTGAACACGGCCATCGCTGCGCTGGTGGCCGCGATCACCGCTCAGGCGGCAGCCGTCAACGACGTCTCTGCAACTGCTGGTATCAGCCAAGCCGCACTGAACAACGCCCACGCGAAGTTCGGCGATGCGAGTCAGTCGCTGGTAACCCAGATCATGCAGGGCACCACCTACCACAAGCTGGTCGGTCAAGCGCTCACTAACAGCGAGCAACTGTTCCAGGCAGGCAACGTTCGTGTGGTGGACATCCTCGGCAAGATCTCGGTTGTGACCGACGCCCCGGCGCTGATGCAGACCGGTACGCCGAACAAGGAAATAGTCCTGTCGCTGGTGCAGGGCGCGGCGATGGTGCACGACGGTCGGGACATCATCAGTAACGTCCAGACCACAAACGGCAAGGAACGCATCGAGACCACGTTGCAGACCGATTACACCTTCGGCCTGGGCCTGAAGGGTTACACCTGGGATACCACTGTCGGCGGCAAGTCACCAACCGACGCCGAACTGGCAACCGGCACCAACTGGGACAAGACCGCCACCAGCATCAAGCACACCGC